AAATAATGTAGAATGTTATGAACAAAAGAGGATAAAAATGCAAGACTTAAAAATACAATACAAAAAAATTGAAGATTTAATTCCGTATGTAAATAACTCAAGAACGCACTCGGAAGAACAGGTCACGCAAATTGCATCAAGCATTAAAGAATTTGGTTGGACTAACCCAATCTTGGTTGATGGCGAAAACGGAGTTATTGCAGGTCATGGCAGAATTTTGGCAGGCAAAAAACTTGGTCATCAAGAAGTGCCAACGATTGAATTGTCAGGTTTAAGCGATGCACAGAAAAAAGCCTATGTTATTGCTGATAACAAATTGGCGTTAAACGCAGGTTGGGATGCGGAAGTATTAAAAGTTGAATTTGAAGAATTACAAAATCTTGGATACGATTTAAGCCTTACAGGTTTTAGCGATAAAGAATTAAAAGAATTTACAACGGAAGTTGTTGAGGGTTTAACGGAAGAAGATGCCGTACCCGAATTGCCTGAAGAACCAAAAACAAAGGTTGGGGATATTTATATTCTTGGAAATCATAGGCTTATGTGTGGTGACAGCACAATGTTGCATGATGTTGAAAAGCTAATGAATGGCACAAAACCTGATTTGATTCATACAGACCCACCATACGGCATGAACGCTGTAAGTAAATCATCCGTATTAAAAGCAAATTACGGCACAGACATATTGGGTGACGATAACCCTGATGTGGCTAAAGATGCGTTTAATTTAATTTATGGTTTATACCCTGATGCCAAACAAATATGGTGGGGTGCAAATTATTATTGTTCAGTATTGCCCGACAGCGAATGTTGGTTAGTGTGGGATAAAAACAATGGGCAATCAGACCAAACTGATTGTGAGTTAGCATGGGCTAACTTTAGAAGTGTTGTAAGACAATTTACACAAGCATCAGAAAAAACAAACAGAGTTCACCCAACTCAAAAACCTGTTTCTTTGGTTGAATGGATTATTAAACGATTTAATGTATCTGCAAAAACAATTGCTGATTTTTTTGGTGGTTCAGGTTCAACTCTAATATCTGCTGAAAAACACGGCATACAATCATTTACTATGGAGTTTGACCCTAAATTTTGTGATGTAATTGTTAAGCGTTGGGAAGATTACACGGGTAAAAAGGCTGAATTATTATGAACAAATTGCCAATAGAATTGCACCTTATTAAAGGTACAAAGCCTGAACACAATCCAATAGAAGTGCCTGTTGAAATAAAAAACAGAATTCCACAGGCGGAATGGATGGATAATCCAAACGATTGGGATAAGCAAAGGTTTATTAAAGAAACATCAGATTTTTTGTTTGATGTATATGGTATAGGTACAGACCAAGACAAACACACATTGGCGATGTTGGCAGACCAAATAGATTTATATATTGAATGTAACAAAGGTGTTAAAGCTAATGGCGTTGTTTCAAAATTTAATGGCGGTAAAACAATTGGCACAAATCCTTTTATTACCGTAAGAAATAGCACTTTAAAGTTAATTATTCAACTAATGAATGAATTAGGATTAACACCAAGGGGGCGTTTAGAAAAATCAAAGTTAAGCACCAACAATGTGGCTAACAGATTAATGAGGGGGGCTAAAGGATGAAATGGGAATTATTAGATAACCCTGAAGTTATTGCATTTGGCATTTCATACACAACTTCAAACAAACAGTTAATTTTTGTTTTTTACAAATACGCATTGGTGATTGAATTTTGATGGATTGGCAAGATGGTGTTTTATATGCCGTGCAGGTTGCCAAAGGTGATGTACAAGTTTGTAGAAATGTACGCCTTGCCTGCCAACGGTTTTTAAATCAAATTGAAAATAAAGAATGGGGTTACTATTTTGACCCTGATTACCCACAGCATTTTTTAGATTTTATTGGTGAGTTAAAACACACAAAAGGTAAAGATGCAGGGGCAAATGTTGTTTTGCAACCTTGGCAAATTTTCTTAATATGTGCCATTTACGGATTTAGGTCAAAAAAAGACCATACCAAAAAATTGGTTACTGATGTTATTGTATTCATTCCACGCAAGGCAGGCAAGTCAACATTAACATCCGCAATTGGTTTGTACGAGTTGCAGTTTGGCGAAGCAGGGGCTGAAGTTTATACATTGGCAACAAACCGTGAACAGGCAACTATTGTGTTTGATTCTGCAAAAGGTTTTGTTGAAACAGCCCCACAAGATATTGCTGAATGGTTTAATTTAAGCAAATACGAAATAAAAAAATCAGGTGACACACAATCAATGTTTAAGGCGTTAAGCCGTGATACTAAAAAGACGGGTGACGGTAAAAACCCATCATGTGTGATTATTGACGAATCAGCCCAAATTATTGACCGCAACAGTATTGAAGTTTTACATTCAGGTATGGTTGCCCGTCAGAATCCATTGCGTATATACATTACAACTGCATCATTTACTAAAGACACCAAGTTTTATGAAGATATGCAAATGTTTGAAACTATGCTTAATGGCGAAGCAACCGACCAACCAAATTGGTTTGGTTTGCTTTACAGCTTAGACCCGCATGACGATTGGCGTGAACCAAGTAATTGGGCAAAAGCTAACCCAATGCACGGCATAACAGTATTTGAAGATGCAATTATGAAACGGGCTGAAGAAGCAAAACACAAGCCTGCAACGCTAAATGAATTCCTATGTAAAACCCTAAATATATTTGTTTCCGCAAATACAGCTTGGGTTGACCGTGATTTGTGGGATGCACCTGAATGTGTGATTAAAGAAGCCCGTGAACCTGAAGCGGTGTTTTTGGCGTTTGACTTAGCAAGCACCCGTGACTTGAACGCAGTATGTACGCTAAAGCGATTTGCCGAAGATGATTATGAAGCCCATTGGAAATTCTTTTTACCTGAAGAAAGTTTGGAGTTGATTCCCAAGCATTACCAAGACATATTCCGTAATGCCATTAATTCAGGGGTATTAAAATTAACTATGGGTAATGTAATGGATGACAAAGAAATCTATGACCACATTATTTCTGAACATCAAAAGTACGATTTAAAAGAAGTTGGGTATGATGCCTATAACGCAGGCAATTTAGTATCACGCCTTTATGAAGCAGGTTTGCCCGTCAAGAAAGTTGGGCAGGGCATGGCGGTATTAAGCAACCCAAGTAAGTATGTGGAAAAAATGATTCTGCAAAAAGCAATCAAACATGACGGCAACCCGTTTGTTGGTTGGCAATTAAGCAATTGCGAAGTGTACACAGATGTAAACGGAAACATTAAAATCCGTAAGAATGAAGCAGATAAATCAGCAAAAGTTGATGGTATTATTGCTATGATTACAGCGTTTCATTGTGCATTAGATAATCCGTATGTATCAAATAGTTTTGGTTTTAGGGCATTTTGATATAGAATAAGGAAAACTTGGGGGAAAACATGGGTATTTTAGATATTTTCAGTAAGAAACAAAGCGTTAATAACGAATCTAATACCCTGTTTGGTCAGACCCAATTAGGTAACAATGTTGTTTATCAAGGTGACGGTGGCAGACAAACAGTAAGCCAACAGTTGCTTTATGTAACAACAAGTAGTGTTACATCCGCAGGGCGTACCGTTGATATGTCAACGCTATCACGCAATTCAACAGTTATGGCGTGTGTGGGAGTTAAAGCCCGTGCATTAGCACAGTTGCCAATCAAGGTTATGTACCAATTAGATGATGGCACTTATGTTGATGCAATCAAATCTGACATTGTTGGTGCAAGAGATAAGGCAAAAGCAAAGCAGGCATTAAACCTGTTGACCAACCCTAACAATTTTCAAAGCCAATACGAATTTTGGTATCAATGGTGTATGTGGCAAGATTTGGCAGGTGAAACATTTACCCTTTGGTGGCGTAAAGACCAAAAAGATGCCAACACAACACCGATTGAAATGTACAACCTTGATTCAACGCTGATTACAGTACAGTTGACACCAAGCCGTTATCCATCATACCGTTTGACAACACCATCATACGGTTTTAGCAAAGATGAACCGTTGGCAAATTACCAAGTTATGCACATTAAAGAAATGGCGTGGCAAGGTTCAGCAGGTTTTAACAAAGGTATCTTGGCAACTGAATTAGTTGCGTTAGACCAAGACATTGACCTGTATGCAAACTTTGTTATGCAGAATGGTGCAAAGCCAAGCGGTATTTTTAGCACAACCCAAGTAATCCCTGATGCTAAATACAAAGAAGTTGCCCAACGCCTAAAAGAAACATGGAACGCTATGACAGGTGGCCGTACAACTGACCAATCTAAAGCAGGCCAAGGTATGTTGCTTGACCAAGGTATGAGTTATACCCCTGTTGATATGCTTACCCTGCAAGATGCCCAAACATCAGAGTTAAAGACACAAACCATGAAGCGTTTATGCGGATTGTTTGGTGTGCCACCTGCAATGTTGGGTATTTCTGACCAAAAGTACAACAATACACAGACTATGCTTGATGAATTCTACAAATCAACCATGTCACCAATGATTAAAAACATTACGCAAAAGCTGAAACAGCATTTGTTTAAAGGTTACCCATCCCTACACATTCAGTTTGATACAACTGAATTCTTGGAAGGTTCACCGTTAGACCAAATGAATTTTGCCGTTGCAGGCGTGAACGCAGGCGTAATGACACCTAACGAAGCCCGTGAATTCTTAGGAATGGCACAGCTTGAAGGTGCAAACGAATTAGTATCAAAGTCACAATCTAGCCAACAAGGTGCTATACAAGGCACAAGCCCACAAGATACAGGCGGTGGTGGTGGCAATCAAACACGCAAGATGAATATTGGTAAATAATGTCATTTATAGATAAAATATTTAACATTATGGGTTCACAAATAAAGAAACCTAGTGGTAAACTACCAAAAAAGCGTTTTACGCCCCACAAGATAACAGACGATAATCAAGCCATTTCTATTGGGGTAATCAATGAAGAATCTGACATTAGTTTGCGAAGCACAAGTACAGTTGGGAAGAACAGCAGATGAATCTGCTACACCAACAGGAATAATTGAAGCCCGTGCTACAACATGGGGTGCAAGAGAGGGTGCAGACGGTAGAAAATTTTTCTACACACCTGAAGGTTTCATGGATTGGGCTGATGAATTCAGCAATTCAGGTAAACCAATGCCTATGTTCTTAAATCACAATGATATGGGTATGCCCGTTGGTCAATGGGATGAAGTCATGTTTGATGAACAAGGCATGACTGCAAAAGGCAAGCTGTACATGAATACAGTAGGCGGTTCAGACCTTTACGAAGTTTTAAAAGAATCACCAATGATGTTTGGTGGTGTTTCTGTTGGTGCATACGCTGATGAATATTGTTATGTTGATGAAACAGGTATGCCATTGACAGCAGGTAAAGAAGATGACGGATATTTCCAAATTAGCAAAGGTGGATTCCGTGAAATTTCAGTTGTTATGTATCCTAACAATCCACAAGCTGAAGTAATGAAATTAGAATCATGCTTTGAAGAAGATGGTTCACTAAATCCAAGAGTTTTAGAAAAACAATTGCGTGAAGCAGGCGTTACTAAAAAAGATGCGACCACCGCATCAAGTATTTTCAAGAAAGTATTAGAAGTGCGTGATGCACCTAAGAAACTTGAAGAAACACCAATTCAGGGTGACCCTGTTGCGGTGGTAACCGAAGCTGATGAGTTACTTCAGGCGTTGCAGTTGCGTGAATTGACCAAAGCACTTAATAAACGCATTAAATAAGGAATTCAAAATGAAAGAAGTTATTGAAAAACTAGATTCAATTGAAGCACAACAAGTTGCTAAGATTGAAGAAGCTAAAGCAGAAGCATTTGCAAAAACTGATGCTGTTGAAGTATCTTTGACAGAAAAGCTAAACGCTATTGAAGCAAAACTATCAGAAGTAAACGCACCATCAATCATCAAGATTGAAAAGACAATTCGTGGTGATGTAAACAAGATGGTTCGTGAACAGTTGCGTGATTTTGCTAAGTCAGATTCTAAAGTTCAGAAAGAATTGAAAGTTTTTGCTGACGAATCACAGTACGAAGCGTACATGACTGAAGCATCAGCACTAACAGGCGGTGGTGCAGGTATCGGTGGTCGTACAGCGTATGACCCTGTATTCCATGCGTTGCGTTTGGCTAACCCTATGCGTGGTTTAAGCCGTGCCGTTGCAACTGATGGTGCTACTTATCAATTCCGTGCAAAAGTTGGTAACGCAGGTGCATCATGGGGCTATGCAATCCAAAACAACGGTTCAGCAACAACAGTAAACACAAACATTTGGCAATTAACTTTGCAAGACCTAAACTGTGCTTTCCCAATCCGTACAGCATCATTGGATGACATTGACGGTTTAGAAGCCAATGTGGTTGATGACATGATGGTTGAGTTCTCACAAGCTGAAGCATTGTCAATGATTCAAAACAATGACCAAACAGATTCACCTAATACATACGGTGGTACAAACGGTTTGCGTGGTTTAAATCAATACGGTGGTGCTAATAGCACATACACAGGCGGTACAGTAAGTGAATCTGCATTTGGTTCATCAGGTACAGGTTCTTCATCAGGTTTACATAGCGTTGCAACTTATGACCAAATTACTACAAACGGTTTTGGTTCAGCAAACAATGTTCAATACAAAGATGTGGTTAACTTTATTTACAGCTTGCCACAGCAATATTGGACAGCAACAGCTAAGTTTATGGTTAGCCCGTTGATGTTACAAGCAATCCGTGGTTTGGTTGATGAACAAGGCAGACCAATCTATGTTGACGGTTTAGCCCGTACTGATGGTATTGTTGGCACATTGCTAGGCTTTGATGTTGTTGTTAACAAGTATTTGGAAAACCCAACATCCGCAGGCGGTTCAGCAGGTACAAACAGCCAATACCCAATGTACTTTGGTGATTGGTCACGCTGTCACGCAATCGTTGACCGTTTGAACATGGTTCTTCGCAGATATGACCAAACACAAGTTGGTTTCATCACATTCTTTGGTGAAAAGCGTTTGGCAACATCAGTTGTTGACCCATTTGCATTAGTTCGTTACCGTTCTACTGCAACAGGTGCTTAATTAAGGATGGGGGTGAAAGCCCCCACCTTTTTTACAACTTATTATGGAAATAAACATGAAAACCAAACCAATTCTTGAAGCCATCAAAACAGCCTTAAAAGAAGGCGAAGCAACAGTAAACTTAAATGAAGCATCAGCACTAACAGGTTCAGGTAGCGGTGTTGGTGGTCGTGTTATTTATGATGATGCTTTTGCATCAAAGCGTGAACATAACCCATTGCGTGATGTTTCACGAAAGATTATTACAAGCGGTTCAGACGAAGCGTTTGTTGTTAAAACAGGTAACGCCACATTAATTCAAAGTGGTACAGATAACCCGTGGGGCTATCCAATCAATAACAATACAGGTTCACCAAACATTGCAACATCATTTTGGCAATTGCCTGTACGCTGTATCAATGCAAGCGTACCCGTAAGAACGGCTGTATTGTCAGACATTAATTATCTTGAAGAAACTATTGCTGAAGATTTGTGGATGGAATTTTCGCAACAAGAGAGTTTGGGAATGATGTTCAATAATGACCAAGCAGGTTCAACAACTGTTAACTATGGTGCGACAAGCGGTTTGCGTGGTTTAAATAGTTATGCAGGTTCAACTTCATCAGCATCATTTGGTACAAGCGGTTCAGCCATTACTAACGGTTTGCACACAGTTTTGCAAGTTCAGCAAGCATCAGCAACAGCAGTTTCTTATGATGACTTGGCTAATTTGCAAGGTGCTTTGCCATCACAGTATTTATACAAAGATACAACTGCATGGATGATGCACCCAAGCACAATTCAGGCATTGCGTAAGCTAAAGGCATCAACAACTGCCAATAATTTCTTAGAAATTGGTAGTGAAGATGGCGGTGCTGTTATTTATATCTTTGGTCATAAAGTTATTCCAAACCCGTACATGGATGTTGCAGGTGACGGTAAGTATCCTGTTTATCTTGGCGAGTGGGATAGATTCTTTACTATTGCAGACAACGAAGAAATGTCAATTAAATTGACTGAACAAACATCAGTTGGTTTCATTACTTTCTATGCTGAAAAGCGTGTGTGTTCAACAATTCGTGATGTATTCGCAGGTGTGCGTTTAGTTGGTGTTGCTTAATTAAAGGTTAAATCATGGCAAGCGATTATTTAGGTATTGCCCCAAACCTTACACAAAACCGCAATCCGTTCAACTATGAAAAGGTTGAACAGATTGGCAGGGATTTTGTAACGGCATGGTTGACACTTGACCAAATCACCAATCAGTTAAACCTGTTTGAAGATGAAAGCCAAGATGCTTACCTGCAAGGGTTAGAAATTGCAACACGCATGGCGATTGAAGATTATTTGGGAATGGCAATATTCCCAACTCAATACCGTGTGTTCTATGGCAACCCTGCTGTTGCAGGTACAGCCCTAAGTTTGGATTTGCCTGAAACAACGCAGAATCAACAAGGTCAAGTTGGTGTAACAATCAATTCTGTTAAGTTTTGGAATGGTGACATACCATCAGTATTGCAAACTTTATCACCATCAAGTTATCAGTATGATTCAACAGGCAACAAGGTTATTTTGAATTCAATGCCGTCAACAATTAGTACACAGGTTACTAATCCAATGGTAGTTGAATACACAACAGCCCGTTCACCTTTGGCAAACTACCCTGTAATTCAACAGGCAGGTTTGTTGTTGTTAACACATTTATATAACAATCGTGCAAACAGTAATGAACGCATCATGCACGAAATACCGTTTGGCGTTGCCCAATTGCTTAGACCATACAAACCATTGGTGATGTAATGGGCATTGTTAGATACGAAAATACAACAATTAATGAAGTAACCAACGGGGTTGATACTTTTGGCGAGTACACAACGACTATCACCCCTTTGTTTACATCACGGGCATTGGTAAATGATGTATCAAATGCCGTAAGAATTTCTGAAAGATACCGTGTGTATCAAGATTTGGTTAATTTGACATTTAACTATACGCCTAACATTAAGCGTATTGTTGATGACCAAGACCAATACAGCATTACATGGCGTGGCAATGATTGGCGTGTGACTGATGTGCGTGAAAGCAATGACCGCATGAAAATCACATTAATGTGTTACAGAAACGACCCTGAAACGACAGTATGAGTACACAACAGAATCCGTCAGTATATGCACAATGTATTCAATATCAGCTTTCTGACATTGTTTCAGTACCCGTGTACGCCAACTTCAACAGAAATTTTGCGACTGAACCGCAATTTTTGACATGGAATTTGCGGAATGTGCATCAGCCTGTTTATACAGGGCAAGACCAAAATAACAAAGGTATTGACAGACCTGTATTCCAAATCAATGTTTTTTCAAAAGATATGGACACGGCTTTTAATTTAAGCAATACCATATTACAATCATTACACGGCTATTCAGGAATGTTTGGCAATCCTGCCACAAATGGTTTTTGGTTAGCTAAAGCAGATGTTTTTTGGTTATACAATACTTATGACAATGAAATTAAGTTGCATCAAATCGTACTTGATTGCCAACTTGATGTTCTAACTTAACAAGACAGAATCTTTTAAATCTTTTTATAGGAATATTCAAAATGGCACTTATTGATAAAGTATTAGCAGGGTACACAGCAACCCTTTGGATGCAAGATGATGTAACCCCAACACCTTTAACTGATGCACAGTTGTCAACATGGACAGCCCAAGTTGCTAACATTGTTGGCACAACCGCAGGCGGTACAGGTACAGCAGGTATGGCAGTACCCGTTGAAGCAATCCCCGCTTTTGGTGCTGATGATGCTGTTGCAAGCTATTCAGTAGCAGGTGCAAGAACAGGTGCAAAGATTACAACTCAAAACCAAGTAACTTCAATGAACATTACTTGTGCTTGGAATCCTGCCGACCCTGCAATGCTTCAGATTCGTGATGACGGATACGGTGGCGTTACAGTTCGCACTTATGTTGTAGCTGTTTATGACGGTACAGACACAGTTGCTTATGCGTTCAACGCAATGGTTGGCGGTATGCAATGGGATATGTCACCATCAGCAGAAGGCAAATTTATGTTCACATTGCACCCTGTTGGCGGTAACTCATACGGTTGGACAACCAATTCTTAATTAACTTATAGCCCCCGAAAGGGGGTTTACACTATATGACACAGATAAATAATACAAACGACTTATTACACTTTATTGTTACCCATGCCAATTCAGGCGTTAAGAATTGGTTTGGGTTTCATCAACAGCGTATTGCAGGCATACATACAGCGTATGAGATTGCCAAATTACACGCAGACAAAATGACCCCTGAAGAAGTTGCGGATTATGCTTATAGGCTAAATAACGCAATTTATAACAAACTTGTTAAAGGGGCTGAATAATGAGTTTTGCGAATAAATTAGGCAAGTCGTATGAAATGGTGCGTGACCAATCCAAACTTAAAAAGATTGAGATTGAGTTAGGCGAGATTAAATTTAATCTAAAAGTACGCATACCACTAAAGCATGAAATGGAAGCAATAACAGAAATTATTGCAAATCCTGACCCTGCCAAGGTTGATGCAATATATAACGACCTTACCAAAACCATGAAGCAGTCATTAGAAGATGGTGGCGAAGAATTTTTAAAGTTACTTAATAGCGAAAAAGAAACTATTAAAGTAACTGATGATGACATTATTATTAATGGCACATCAACACGCCAAGTATCAAGTATGACGGCTATTTGGCAAACACAGGTTGAACAATATTTTCATTTGTTGCAGTCAGAAACAGGTGAAGCGATTAATGAAACTTATGAACAGATTGCTTCAGAGTTTCCCGAACAAATTATTAGAGAAGTATTGACGGCAATTGAAGGTGCAATAAGACCCGATTACAAGACAGCAAAAAAAAACTAAGAAAATCGTTACGCAGGCAAGTTAGGGCAACAATGATTTTCAACGGGCATACATCAGAATCGGTGGATGCCTTAGATGAAGAAACATTTGCGGAGATACAAGTTATGTATGCTGACGGCTTATTGGGTAACAAAGGGGTGTTTGAAGCTATCAAACCTTTGACCATTGCCGTGTTTAACTATATGCGTTCACCTAATGCACCTGCTTATAAGGTTGACCAACTATTCCCTTGGGTTGACGAGTACGCAAAAAACCCTGATTTAGACATTGATAGTGAACAGGCTGTTAGCACAGCATTGTTAGGTTTTGTTAGTCAAGCCAAAGGGTTTAGCATGGAAAGGTTTAAAAATGCCAATTGACCTACAAGTTACATCACAGGGTTTCCCCGAGTTATTTCAAGCAATGGATGAATTGGCTGAAGAAATTGGCAAAGGTAAAACAGATAAGATTTGGCGTAATGCAATGCAATATGCTATTGAACCCGTTTTACAGGATGCCAAAGCGTTTGCCCCTGAAGATACAGGTCAGTTGGCTAAACACATATATTCTAAAGTTCACAGACCCCAATCAAGGGATAAGTCAAGCGAATCTTACCAAGGTGAAATGTACATTGCCCGTGTAACCGCAAGTACATTGCGTGATGATGTAATACACAAAGTCATACTTAATAAAAAAGGTAAGTTTCAGACAGTTGTTACTAACAAAAAACCTGTACCTGTTTCACAAGAATTTGGCAATGCAAGGGTATCAGCCAAGCCATTTTTAAGACCTGCCCTAGAATCAAATTATGAAAATGTTATTGCAAGATTAGGTCAATCTATATGGTCAGAATTGCAATGGGGCAAGTATAATAAGTCAAAATCATAAGGGCGAATTATGGCAGTCATTGGTTCATTATCAGTAAAACTTGGGTTGGTCACAGTTGAATGGGATAAGGCAACAGCCAAAGCCAAGCAAGATGCGAAGCAATTGCAGACAGCCTTTAATGATTTAGGTAGCGGTGTTAGGGGTTTAAGTAATGCTTTTAAGGCATTAGGCGGTGGTTTAGGCGTTGCAAGCCTTGGATTTGGTGGTTTATTAGCATCAACAATGCAATTTGCAAGTGCTGTTAAAGATACGGCACAAGGTTTTGGCATTTCAATTGCTAAGACATTGCAATTCCGTGAAGCCCTTATGTTGGGTGGCAAATCTGCTGATGATGCCCAAAAGATTATGGGCAAGCTATTTTCAACAATTGAAGAAGCCCAACAAGGTAACGAAGCTACCATTGCAAGATTTCAAGAATTAGGCATTTCGTTTGACGAGTTACGCAGAATGTCACCTGAACAATCTTTAAATAGAGTGTTTCAGGCATTGGCAGGTATTGATAGTGTTTACAAACGAATTAAAGCAACAAAAGATTTATTAGGCAAAAGCGGTATTGGCGTTGATGCTGAAGATGTGGCAAAAAAATTAGGAATGTCACTTGATGAATTTAAAAAGTATGAAAAAGCATTAGAAGATTTTGAAAAATTATCTGACAATGTGCAAGCATCAATGACTAACCTAAAGATTGCATTTGCACAGTTGTTTTCCCCGTTTACAGGTGATTTTGTTATTGGGGTTGAAAAGTTTAAATTGGCAATGGTCAGCATTGGTTCTTTTATAGTTGTATCAGGAATTGTTAAGTTGACGGTTGCTGTTATTGCATTAGTCAAGGCGTTACGGGCAGGTGCTATTGCTTCAGCCATTATGTCAGGTGGATTAACAACCATTATGGGTTTAGTTGGTGCAGGGGCATTGACAGCGTTGTTTGCTTACATGGATAAAGATTTGGGTGACCCAAATGAACCAAACCCTGATGAACCTATATCACCCCCCGTAACAACATCAGCCAAACGACCTGAATTAGAATCTTTGCAAAAGAAACTTGAATACCTAAAAGAAATTGGGCGTTTGCAGGTTCAAGAAATTAACATGAAAGGTCAGTTAAATAATTTATCTGCATTTGATAAAGAAATGGCTGACATTCAATTAGACACGGAAAAGAAGCGTTCAGAAATTCAACAAAAGCGTGTTGAAGAATTAGCTAAAAATGATGGAAAGTCAAAAGAAATTCTTGCAACAATTGGTCAAATATACGACCAAGAAATTATTAATATTGATGCTGTTGCTGAAGCCCGTAGGCGTGTTGCTGAACAGAATGAACAAAACCGTCAGTCGTTTACTTATGGATGGAGTGAAGCATTTAGAAAATTTGCTGATGATGCTAAAGATAACGCCAAGATTGCAGGCGATATGTTTAACAGCATTACATCAAACATGAATTCTGCCATTGATAACTTTGTACGCAACGGCAAATTATCGTTCAAAGATTTTGCAAGGTCAGTTATTCAAGACCTTATTGCTATACAGTTAAAAGCCCAAGCCATGCAAATGTTTAGCGGTTTAGGGGCATTATTTAGTGCAGGTACAAATTTTCTTGGTTCACAAGCATTAGGGGCAAATGCAGGTGCTAGTACAGGTTTTGGAATTAATCCTAGTGCAACAATAGGTTTTAGGGCATTAGGTGGTGATGTATCAAATGGCAACCCATATATTGTTGGTGAACAAGGTGCAGAATTATTTATTCCTAGAAATTCAGGCACGATTGTGCCAAACAATCAGTTATCAAACGCATTAGGCGGTGGTACAACTATTAATTACAATGCCCCCTACATTGCCAATATGTCAGCTATTGATACACAATCAGGCGTTCAATTCTTGGCAAAGAATAAAGAAGCTGTATGGTCAGCTAATCAATCCGCAAGCCGTGGTTTGCCAACAAGTAGGTAAGATATGTCATTAAATCAAATCTTAGCAATTAGCGAATCAGTAGGCATCAACGACCAAAGGTTTGTTGGTCAAATGGTCAGCCGTAATCAACGCATTAGCACATCAGAAATATTAACTGTTGTGCCTTTTGCGTTTGATATGAAACCAATGCAATATTTGTATTACAGTCAGAATCGTGGGTTGCTTAACTCATTGCGTATCCCTGATAAATCCCTTGAACAGTATTTAAACTTTGGTGTAACAGGGTGGAAAAACTACATTGAATATCAGGGTGACATGACGGGGGCTGAAATTGATGCAACTTTATGGCAAACGGCAAGTGCAAATAAAGTATTGGTTTTGGGTTCATTGCCTACTATGGGGGCAAGCGAATACATTGTTAGAACAGGTGACTTTTGCCAAGTAGGGCGTTATGCCTACATTGCAACGGCTGATGTTGTGCGTGGTTCAGGTTCAACTGTAAACATTCCTGTACACCGTAACTTAATTGATGCGGTTACAAGCCCTGTTGGGGCTGTTATTGGTGAGTACGGCACAACCGTTTCATTGGGTGGAGATACATATTTAGGGGTTACATTTCCTGTTATATTGCGTGAATACCCCACATATACATTAATGCCAATTACTAAAGATTCATTTATAAATTGGTCAGGTTCATTTAAAGCATTTGAAAGCGTGTTATGAATGTAATTGCACCTGTTGATAATACAAATAACATCCGTTACGCTGATTTTGTGCGTGTTACAACGCCATCAGCAACATACCGTTTTGCCACAACACCAATGGCAATAACCGTACCTGCTGTTGATGCACAACCATTTGATGCTTTAGGTCAACTTATTCAAATAGGTGATGCACAAAGGGATATTAAATCCACGGCTAATGAAACATCATTTACTTTAGTTGGTATTGACACAGCCATGTTAGGTTGGGTATTAAGCCAAGAAGTTAAAGGTTCACAAATTGAAGCGTGGCACGGTTTCTTTAATACTAATGGTGAGTTAATTACAACAGGTGGTACAGGTGGTTTGTATCAGTTCTTTAATGGTTACATTAATTCATTTAGTATTAATGAACAATGGATGGAAGAAGTAAGAGAATTTGTTGGAGTAATAAATGTTTCAGCATCATCAATTCAACTTATTCTTAAAAACCGTACAGCAGGAAGATACACTAACGATAACAGTTGGCAATTTTATAATCCAAGCGATACAAGCATGAACCGTGTTGCGTTTGTATCAACAATAAATTATTTCTTTGGTAAGGGGGCACAGCCCAATAGCTAATGATTAGACAAGCGACAAAATACGATAAAACTCAAATAATAGAAATGATGCAGTTGTTCAGGGCTGAAAGCCATATAGAACAATACAAAGATTTAGATAATGTTGATTATTGGAATAGATTGTTAGATACCATATTGGCAGGTCAAGGCATTATTTATATTGAAGATGGTGTTGGTTTAATTATGGCAATTATTTTGCCAACTATTTGGTGCGATAAGACTTTGTATATGCAGGAATTAGCATGGTATGTAAAACCTGAACATAGAAACACAACAATAGGTTACAGATTGTTAAAATCTTATATTAAATACGGTAATAAATTAAAACATGAGGGCAGAATTAAAATGTTTGCAATAGCAAAAATGGTTACAAGCCCTGATGTAAAGTATGAAAAATTTGGCTTTGCAAAACTAGATGAAAATTGGGTTCAATGATGCTTAAAAGAAATATTGCAATTGTTGGTATATTAGGCTTATTTTTTGTAACGCCTGTTTATGCCGTTGGCATGACTGTTGCAATGTATATTACAGGGGCAACATTGGCAACCGCAGGTATGGGTACATTAGCATTGGCTTTTGCAATCAATATGGTTGCATCAGCAGTTATAAGCAAAGCATTTTTTAACCCAAATCAACCGTCAGGCGGTTCAGCCCCACCCGATGTTGGTAACAGACAACAAATACCACCTGCAACGGATAACAAATTGCCTGTTGTGTACGGTGAAGCATGGGTTGGTGGTACGGTTATTGATTTAAGCATTAGCCAAAATAATCAAGAATTATATTATGTATTAGCCCTTGCTGAAGTTACAGGCAACGGTTCAGACACAATTACATTTGGCGATGCCTATTGGGGCGGTAAAAAAGTAACATTTAGGGCTGATGGTTATACAGTTGCATCATTAACAGATGAATCATCAGGCGTTGTTGATACAACTGTTGATGGTAGGATGCAGTTTTTTTATTATCGCAATGGTTCATTTAATCCTACAAATTCAAGTCAATCTGCTATTAGCGTAATGCAGACAGGTGGATTAGTTTATACATGGGATAGTAATAAACTAATGACTAATACGGCATTTGTGATTATTCATTTAACTTATTCACAAACGGCTAATATTCGTGGATTAGAACAAACAAGATTTCAATTAACAAATAGCCTAACAAACACAGGCGATGTTTTTTATGATTATTTAACTAATGAAGTATATGGCGGTGCTATACCCGTAAATCAAATTGATACAACAAGTTTGAACGCATTAACAACTTACAGCAATCAAAACTTTTCATACACTAATTCAAGCGGATTCCCCACAAATCAACCAAGGTTTAAGTTTAATGGCGTAATTGATACTAACCGTACAATCATGGACAATTTACAAGACATGGCAAGTTGTTGTGATTGTTTGCTTAAATACAATGAAATTACTGCCAAATGGGGTGTTATTGTTCAAAAGCCAACATATACAGTTGCAATGAATTTGAATGACAGCAACATGGTTTCTGCAATTAGTATTAGCCCAATTGATTTAGCAGGTTCATATAATATTGTTGAATGTAAATTCCCCGACAATTCAGTACAGGATACATTTAATACTGCAACATTTGATTTAGCTGAAGTTGCCCCAAGTTTATTATTTCCTAATGAACCCGTCAACAAAATTTCAATTAGTTTGCCATTGGTAAATAACGATGTTCAAGCACAATACATTGCAACACGAATACTTAAATCAGCCCGTGAAGATTTGCAGTTACAAGTAAACATTAATTATGTAGGTATTCAACTTGAAGCAGGTGATATTGTTACAGTAACAAGCCCTAATTATGGATGGACAGCAAAGCCATTTAGAGTTAATAAGATTGTTGAACAATTTAGTAGTGATGGTGCTGTAATTGCAAAGCTAACATTGTCAGAATTTAATTCTGCCGTTTATGATGATGTATCAATTACACAATTTCAACCTGCACCAAACACAGGTATTAGTGACCCAACATTTTTTGGAGTAGTGCCTGCACCCCTTGTAACTGCACAATATCCTAATAACGCTAATCCCATATTCTTGGTTCAAGCAACAACATCAAGTTCAGGAATTACACAATACGCTGAAATTTGGTATTCCGCATTTAGTAACCCAACATCTGACCAACGAATATTTGCAGGCACAACAGAAATTCAATCAAGTGGTAATCCATATAGCATTAATACGGCTATGCCTGCTGTATCACTTGCCAACATACCGTCAGGTAATTGGTATTTCTTTAGCCGTATGGTAAACAGCCTTGCATCATCATCGTTTAGCCCTGCAAGTGCAATTTTACAATGGCGACCAAGCACTTTTCAATTTACCGAAAGATATTTGGCAGTTGCTTATGCTGACAGTATTACAGGTTCAGGTTTTAGTTTAAGCCCAACAAATAAAGAATTTTACGGTTTAATTAATCAATCAGGCACAGGTGTTAGTTCAACAGCATCAGATTACACTTGGTATCCTGCCGAACCTGATTTTGGCACATCATTTTATTTGGCGTATGCAAACCGTTCTAACAGGAAGTTTAGTTTTGGTTCAGGCACAGCCGTTATTGCAGGTGGTAATGGTGCATTTGTACCAAGTAACGCATTGTTATTTGACCCGTCAGTATGGTCAGCTTTAGCATTAGGGTTAAATATAATTGACCTTGATAAGCGTACAGGTCAGCTAACAGAAACAGGCACAACATCAGTTGGTGAAGCATCAGGCGAGTTGGCAATTACAAATAACCCTGATGGAAAAATTGTTGCGCAATTAAAGCCATTTTTAGACTTTGGCGGTAGCCCTACATTTACAAGCCCTGTTGCTAATTTAACTGTTGATATTTATGGTCGTGTTGTAGGATTTGAAGCACCTGACAGCTTTTATCTTACAAAACAATCATTTACTGCAACATCAGGTCAAACTGCATTTAGCGTGACAAGGGCATCAGGCTATATTACGGGGCAATGTTTAGTATTTAGCAACGGCTGTTTGTTAGATACAACTGAATATACTGATTCTTTATCTACCGTAACATTGTCAACGGGTGCTGTTGTAGGAACAACAATTACTGTTATTTCGTTTAAATCTTCAAATGCAACAACGGGTGTGTATCCATCATTTACAAGAAACACAGTTGATTTGACTAATGCCAATAGTTATACCGCATCAGGATTTACATTAACAAGTGGTTATGAATTTATATTTATTAACGGAACAGTTCTTAACGAATTAGATTACGGTATAAATGACCAAACAATTTCAGATTTTCCAAGCAACATGACAGGTAAAATGACCATAATTCAATGGTCATCTGACAATTTAAATCAGCCTAACGGATTCCCAAACAATATTGTGGCATTTACAGTTGTTGGACAGACTGTATATAGTTATTCTTATAATGTAAATGCGTTTAATTTGTATAGTAATGGTGTGATATTATTACAGGGAACGGACTATACAACGGCATCGGGTACTTATGTATTGGCTAATACGCCTGATACAAATTCAACCGTAATGGTTCAACAAACTTTTGCTAGAACAGGGGCAGTCTAATGACACAAGCATTTAATTTAAGCCAATTGGCTAACAATCTAAACACATCAGGTCAGCTTGATGCAACAGATGGTTTAACGGGTGCTGTACCTGTTGCCAACGGTGGTACAGGATTAACCGCAGTTGGTACATCAGGTAATGTGCTTACATCAAATGGTAGCGTTTGGACTTCAACAGCTATTCCTACACCAACTATTGCAGACGGTTCTATTACTGACCCTAAGATTTCTGATGGGATTACAGCAGGTTCTACATACATTGGAACTGGCATGACTCGGTTTGGTAGATACACAGGGGGAACAGCGTATGTTCTTTTTGCACAAGCATACATATTAAGAGGTGGAGTATTTAATTTTACAATAACTGTAACTAATCAAAACGTTGGTAATGAAAATAGCAGTACCATAGGTGCTAGAATTTATAGAGATGGCGTTGCTATTTCTGCTGAGGCTACCGCTTCTCTTGCTTTAAACACAAGCACTACATTTACATTTACAAGTGTTTCTTTATCTCGGGGTGGATTTGTTCAACTTTATTGTAAAAACTCAGCAGGCGACGCCAATAGAGTAGGCGTTGAAAATTGGAACTATGGTATTGCCACGGCTTTAAGGATTAATCCATTTACACCTGTTGTTATTTATGAAGGATAAGGAATAAATATGTTTACAGTATCTATTGATAATAATTTAACCATTGCTGATGTTTTTGACACGGATGTTTATATTGACCCAAGTGTAACGACATACCCAATTACAGAAAATGAAAAGGATATGATTGAAGTATCAGGTCAAATGGCGTTGTGGCAATACAAAGACGGTCAAGTAGTTGAATCTGAATTTGCACCTCAAATTTACAAAAATGAATACAACGCAAAACAAAAACAATTAAGATTGCAAGCCTATGAACAAGAATCAGACCCGATTTTTTTTAAATGGCAAAGGGGTGAAGCAACGGAACAGCAATGGTTAGATGCTGTTGCACAAGTATCGTTGCAATTCCCTTATCAAGAGTAGTATAATACTAAAAACAATATAAGACATGATGCGTACCCCGTGAGTGCATGGGGTAGTTAACCGAGAATTAGGGGCTATCATGGCAGTATTTAGTAAGAACACGCTGACACAGGTTAGCGGATTTGACAATCCAATTATTGCAGGTGAATTGGTATATGACCAACAAACCTATTGGAATCTTCAACTAACTGCCGAAGATGGTACAACGCCTGTTAATTTGACAGGGGCAACTATCAATGCCCAAATTATCCGTAGAACATTAACTAATGTGCAAGATACCCGTTATGGCTTATCTTTTGACATTAGCAATTACACGCCTACACCAACAGCAATACCATTAACAATTACAAACCGTGATGATGCAACAGGTTCGTTTACATTGTTAATTGATTCTGATGCTTGGGGATTAGTAACAACTGATGACCAAATGGCTATCAATTCAGTCAATGGTGCAGGTTTTTCAGGGCGTATCAAAATTAGCTTTCCATCAACATCAGGCGGTCAGCCTGCTGAAGATAACATCATTTTCTTGCTTTTCTTAGTTCGTTCAGACGGCATTGTAAAAGTTTAAGGGGGCAGACATGGCAAGGTTAAATGTCAATGCTGTACCTAGTAACACAACAGTTACAGTACAAGATGCAAACAATATTACTGCCAATATACAAGGCGGTAATAATGTTAATGTCACAGTTACACCAACACCAAAACAGGTTATTCAAGTTAATCGTGGTGTAGCAGGCAAAGATGGCGGTGACGAAATTGGTGGTTATCCTGTAAATATTACAAGTGCTAACCGATATGATGTTTTAATGTTTGGCGTAGGTGAATGGGTAAATACCCCACAAACCGAAATAACTGATGGCGGTAATTTTTAATTAGGGGTATTAAACATGGCAAATACAATTCGCATTAAAAGACGGGCAAGTAGTGGTGGGGCAGGTGCACCAACTTCATTAGAAAACGCAGAATTAGCGTTTAATGAAGCAAGTAATATTTTGTACTATGGTACAGGTACGGGTGGTGCAGGCGGTACGGCAACTTCAGTTATTGCAATTGGTGGTAACGGTGCTTTCGTTGACACATCAACCACACAAACAATTGGTGGGGTTAAAACATTTAGTTCAACAATTAGCGGTTCAATTGATGGTAACGCAAATACAGCAACAACACTTGCAACAGGCAGAACAATTGCCATTACAGGTGATTTAAGCTATACAAGCCCATCATTCAACGGTTCAACCAATGTGACAGCAACAGGTACATTAGCTAATAGCGGTGTAACAGCAGGCACATATACAAAAGTTACAGTTGATGCAAAAGGTCGTACAACAGTAGGTGCAACAGCATCATTATCTGAATTGTCAGCCCCAACAGGTTCACTAAGCATCGGCAACCAACTATTAACCAATGTGGCAACACCTGTTAATGATACTGACGGTGCAAACAAAGCGTATGTTGATTCAGTTGCCCAAGGTTTAGACACCAAGGCATCATGCGTTGTTGCTACAACTGCAAACATTACATTGTCAGGCACACAAACAATTGATGGCGTTGCTGTTATTGCAGGTGACCGTGTATTAGTAAAAAATCAAACATTAAGTCAAAACAACGGTATTTATGTTGTTTCAGCAAGTGCATGGGCAAGAAGTTCAGACATGAATTTATGGGCTGAATTCCCATCGGCTTACACATTCATTGAACAAGGTACTACACAATCTGATACAGGTTGGGTTTGTACGGTTAATGCAGGTGGCACATTAGGCACAACGCCTGTTACATGGACACAATTTAGCGGTGCAGGTACTTATGTTGCAGGTACAGGATTAACATTAACAGGTAATTCTTTTGCTATTACTAACACAGCCGTAACAGCAGGTTCATACGGTTCAGCAAGTAATACATTGAGTGCAACCGTAAATGCACAAGGTCAATTAACTGCATTGTCAGCACAAGCCATTGCAATTGCCAATACACAGGTTAGCGGTTTAGGCACAATGTCAACGCAAAACGCAAACAATGTGGCAATCACAGGGGGTTCAGTTACTAACTTGACAACATTTGATGGCATTACAATTGACGGTGGTACATTTTAATTAACCCTGCTATATAGCAAAGAAGGAATAGCCCTATGGCTAACAAAATTATTCTGAAAAAGACATCAACGGCATCAAAAGTGCCGTTGTCAACTGACCTAGAAGTTGGTGAAATTGCTGTAAATTTGGCTGACCAAAAACTGTATAGTAAAAATGCAAGCGGTACAGTTATTTTGGTTGGTCAGGGCGTGGCAGGTTCAGGTGATGTGGTAGGCGGTTCATCATCCACGGATAATGCGTTAGCCCGTTATGACGGTACGACAGGTAAGTTAATTCAAAATTCAACAGTTACCCTTGATGACAATGGTAATTTAGCCAATGTCAATTCTGTTGGTTTTGACACAACACCTACAACGCCACCTACAACCGCAGGTTCAATGTATTGGGATAGTGGCAACCTAACCCCTACTGTTGTTTTAAATGCAAATACCGATTTGCAATTAGGTCAAGAAAATATTGCTTTGGTTTATAACGGCACGGGTTCAACTATTACAGCAGGTTCAGTTGTTGCTGTATCAGGGGCACAAGGTCAAAGACCAAGCGTTTCTTTAGCTGATGCAGATAGTGAAGCATTATCAGCACCAACATTAGGTATTGCAACTGAAAGTATTGCCAACGGGGCAGAAGGATTTGTTACAACATTTGGTTTTGTTCGTGGAATAAATACAAGTGCATTTACAGCAGGTGCACCAATTTATTTATCACAAACAGCAGGTCAATTTACAGCAACAAGACCATCAGCACCTGCACATACAGTTGCATTAGGTTGGGTAATTAAAGTAAACGCATCAAGTGGCGAAGTTTTTGTAAACATCAACAACGGTTGGGAATTAGACGAATTACATAATGTACTAATTACATCACCAACTTCAGGTAATACGCTAATTTATGATTCAGTTGCAGGTGTTTGGAAAAATGCAAACATTACAGGCGGTACAGGTTTATCTGTTACTAACGGTGCAGGTACTATTGCATTGGCTAACACAGGCGTTACATCAGTAAGCGGTACAGCACCAATTTCATCATCAGGCGGTGCGACACCTGCAATTAGTATTAGCCAAGCAACAACATCAACAAACGGTTATCTATCATCAACCGATTGGAATACATTTAATAGCAAAGCAACATTACCAAGTCAAACAGGCAATGCGGGTAAAGTATTAGGCACAGACGGAACAAATACTTCTTGGGTTGAAGGCGGTGGCGGTGGTAGCGCATTTTTTACTAGATACAATTTTACCGCTACTGCAAGCCAAACAACATTTGCTGTTGGCGTAACGCTTACACTTATTGAGGTTTACAACAACGGTGCAAGACTAATACCAACAACTGATTATTCAATTAGCGGTACAAATGTGGTTTTGGCATCAGGGGCAAGCGTTGGTTCAATTATCACCGTTTTGGTATATACAACATTTGATGTTGCTAACACATACACACAATCACAAACAGATAGTTTACTTGCTAATAAAGCAAATACCAATGGTTCTAATGCAACAGGTACATGGGGTATTTCAATTAGCGGTAATTCTGCGACATCATCAAATACATCATCAATATCTAGTGCAGTAGGTAATGGCTACACATGGACAGGTGTACAGCAATTTCAAAGCAATTTAGGCACAACATCAGGAAGTTTAAGTAATCCATCTTTGCAAGCATACGCAACGGGTACAAATTCAGCGTTCATGTCATTTCATAGAAGTGGCAGTTATGCAATAAATATGGGTTTAGATTCTGATAATGTGTTAAGAATTGGTGGTTGGTCAGCAAGTGCTAACAGATTTCAAATGGATATGTCAGGTAATTTAACAATGGCGGGTAATGTCACCGCTTATTCTGATGAAACATTGAAAAAAGATTGGGATAATTTAACCGATAATTTTGTTACAAAATTAGCATCAGTTAAATATGGTACATACACAAGAATTGATACAAATGAAAGACAGGTTGGTGTATCAGCGCAATCATTAAAAAATGTTTTGCCTGAATCTGTCAATACTGATAAAGACGGAATATTGTCAGTTGCATACGGTAATGCTTCACTTGTTTCTTGTATTGAATTGGCAAAAGAAATTCAATTGCTTAAAAAAGAAATTGCACTTTTAAAGGCTAAGTAATGCCATTACCAACATCAGGTACGCTAACATTAGCACAAATTCAAACTGAATTTGGCGGTGCAGACCCTATTAGTTTAAGTGAATATTATGCGGGTGGTGCAAATGTACCCGCAGGTACTTCAGGCACAAACGGGGCTGTACCATCATCAGGTACTATTAGTATCAGCAATTTCTATGGTACTGCAAAAGTAACCACATTTACTGCAACTATTTCATCAAACCAAGACCGTTTAAATTTGCGTTCTTGGGCGTTGGCAAACGGATGGAATGGCACAAGCCAAGCAATTATTACTTTGGCATCAGGCGTTTGGATTTATTCAGCGACTACTGCAACACCCGCATTAACTATTGATGGTTCATGGGCGGGTGGTATAACATTTATTAACAATGGTTATGTTATTGGCATGGGTGGTGGTGGCGGTCAAGGTGGCGGTGGTACTTCAACATTATCCGCAGGCGGTGGCGGTGGAACAGCTTTATCTGTTAGCACCAATGTAACTATTCAAAACAATGCTTATATTGG